TCTCCGAGGATGCTTTAGGGACAAGGGTATTATCGCATGAATGCACGCATCTTGCTCTTGCTTATAGCCGCGCTGCGGGAAGGAAACTCCCTACAGCTGAGGCGGGAATCGATGACGCCGAAGAGGACCTTTGTTATCTGATCGGGGACATGATGGCGGGGGTTGTGGAAGTGCTGCGGGAGAATGGACACTATAATGAATAAGGAGCTTCCATGAGAGGATACTTGGCTTATTTCAAGTACGTCGCGGTGCATAAATGGTTTGTTCTCCTTGAGTGCTTCAATCGTTGCCTGTTCTGGCGTGGCTTTATCCACGACTGGGATAAATTCCTGCCCTTCTCTTTCTTTGCCTACGCCAATCTGTTCTACAACAAAGATGGAAGCAAGAAACAGAAGAGGGACGCTACAGGATACTACAAGCCCACGGACACAGGAAACAAAGCATTCGAGGATGCGTGGTTCGTTCATACAAGGCTTCATCAGCATCATTGGCAGTACTGGGTCCTGGCAACAGAGAGGGGACAAGAGAAACTTATCCCTATGCACCCTTCCGCGATCCTTGAGATGTACTGTGATTGGGTCGGAGCTGGAAAGGCCCAAGGGACCCCCGATACGAAGGCATGGTGGGAAGCCAACAAGGAAAAGATGCGTTTCCATCCCGACACGTATAAACAGATAGAATCTCTTGTGTATACGTAAGGAAGGCAACGTTTGTCAGCACCCATAGCGCCGCGCAGAAAAAGAGGCAACATCCTCCCTCCCCTCCAGTTCATAATGACGGGGCCGCAGGAGACGATATTCAATGATCCTGCCAGAAATAGGGTGGTGGTTGCCGGGAGACGTTTCGGGAAGACGTATCTGGGAAAGTATGAAGTTTCCAAGTACGCCGTAAGGAAAGCAAACTCCTATATATGGTTTATTGCACCTTCGAGAGGCATGGGGAAGCGCCTGCTTTGGAAGCCGCTCAAGGAGTTTCTTCCAAGGGCGTACATCAAAGATAAGAATGAAACCGATCTGTCCATCGAGTTGTTGAACGGGTCTACCATAACAGTAAAGAGTGCGGACAACCCTGATTCTCTCCGTGGAGATCCCCTCGATTTCGTGGTTTTCGACGAAGCCCGCGATCAGGCTGCGTATACGTGGGAAGTCATACGCCCCAGTTTGGCGGATAAACAGGGGGATGCCTTATTCATAACCACTCCAAACGGCTTTGATTGGGTATATGATTTGAAGAATAAGCATGAGGGCGACCCCTCTTGGGGCTATCATCATTACACCACGGAAGATGGTGGAAACGTTCCGAAGGAAGAAATAGAAGCTGCAAGACGGGACATGGACCCCCGGATGTTCGAGCAGGAGTTCAATGCAAGTTTTGTCAACATGGCAGGACGTGTTTACTACGCCTTTGACAGGGATAAGAATGTAGTTGATTTGTCTGAATCTGTGCTCATGGCGCAGGATGGAGAAACAACTATCTTGATAGGCGAGGATTTCAATATCAGCCCTGGGGCTGTTGTTGTAGGCATACGCAGAGGACGGGATCTCCATATCATCGATGACATTGAAATTCCCGACAGCAACACCGAACTCATGGCGAAGGAAATACGGAGAAGATACCCCGATAACCCGGTTTATTGTTTCCCTGATCCTGCGGGTGGTTCCCGGCATACCTCCGCCGCAGCCGGAACAACCGACTTCACCATCCTCCGCAAGGCAGGATTTCAGGTCTACGACCCCGGAACCAAATATCACGTTGTTGACAGGATCAATACCGTCAATGCCGCTCTTTGTTCTGCGGCAGGGGAACGACGCCTTCTCTTCCATAAAGGAGGGTCCACCCAGCATATCAAAAAGTCCTTGGACGGATTCACCTATGTGGAAGGAACCCGGATTCCTGATCCCAAGTCGCCATTAGGTCATATAGGTGATGCATTAGGATATCTGATTATGGCACAACTTCCACTCAAAAACGGGATGCAGAGAGTCCCCGTGACAGGAGCCTAGCCTCCCCGTATCTCCGCAGTATTGCGTCTTCCGCCGTTTCATTGTATACTTGTATGTAATTGTCCGCTCCTACAGGAGGCCACAAGATGCCCATGAAGAAAGGTTCCTCGCAGAAAGCGGTCTCTGCCAACATCTCCGAGCTTGAACACAGCGGGAAGTATTCCCATAAGCAGGCCGTAGCTATTGCCTTAGAGAAGGCGGGCAAAAGCAAGAAATCCTCCAAAAAGCCTGCACAGAAAAAAGGAAAGAAGTAAATGGACTATACCCTCGCCTCCGTAGCCGCAGCCTCCATGGGCTCCGCCGTCCCCATCCCCGTGGGTCTGATGACCGTGCACCGTGAATATGAAGCCAACAAGGGCCGATGGGCCTTGATGCGTGATGTCGTCGAAGGCGAGGATGTTGTAAAGGAAAACAAGACAACCTACCTCCCCCAGCCCAACGGCATGAACGAATCCGAGTACCTTGCCTACCTGAACCGCGCCTCCTTCACTGGATTCACGGGACGCGCAATCGATGCCATGCTGGGTCTTGTGGGAAGGAAGAAGCCCACGTTCGAAGCGCCCAAAGAAATCAGGGCTCTTGAATCCGACATCACGCTGACAGGCGTCCCCCTGGACGCTTTTGCCATGAACTCCCTGGCCGAAACACTTACTCCCGGAAGGGTGGGTATTCTTGTTGAGTACCCGGTCACGCCCGAGGAGCCACTGGTCAGGATGGACGTGGAGAACTACGGAATCAGGCCCTACCTCATTATGTACACGGCGGAGAATATCCTCGACTGGAGGGAAGGCCGTATCGGAAACAGAAGGGTGCTGACGTACCTTAAATTGCAGGATACCTATGAGGAGCCTTTTGCCTCCGGAACTTCCCTGTATACCTACGAAACGAAGATATCCACCCGCGTCAGGATATTCCGTCTTGAGGAATCCGAGGGAGTGGTCAACTGCGTCTTTGAGGTCTACGAAGTTGATCCCGATGCTTTGGTGGGGACGAAAGAGAAGATGCTCCCGCTGGATTCCGGCTACATTTTCTGCGACGGCGAACCCATGCACTATATCCCCTTCTACCCCATCGGCCCCATGGAAAACACCATGAAGGTTCAGCGTCCGCCCTTGCTCGATATGGCGTTCCTGAATATCCACCACTACCAAGCTTCTGCCGACCGCAACCATGCGGTGCATTGGGCGGATGTTCCCACCCCCGTCATCAGCGGGCAGTTGATGGACGAGAACGGGCAGGTGGCAAAGAGCATCAAGCTCGGCCCGACTTCGGCTATCATGCTCACCGAGGGAGGAAGCGCCACCTTCCTGGAAATGACCGGAGAAGGCATCAATCCCACGAAAGAGTTGATGCGTGAATATGTGGACGATATGTCAGTCCTCGGAAACAAGATCCTCGCGGGGGATGCCAAATCGACGGAAGCCGCCGAGACCGCAGCCATCCACCGCGCGGGAGAGCAGGCAATCCTTGCCACCATGGCCAACAATATCTCCTTGGCCCTCACGTCCGCGCTCAGATGCATGGCCGAATTCATGGGTCTGAAAGGCAAGGACAGGCAGGAAATCACCTATCGATTGTCCACCAACTATTTGCCGGGGAATATTGACAGCCAGACTCTCATTGCCCTCATCGGAGCGAGGACGGCCAACAAGATCAGCGACGAGGAATTCTACGAAGCTATTGTCGCCGGAGGCCTCGTGCGCGGAGACAAGAGCTTCGAGAAGCACATGAAGGAGATCGCGGCACTTCCTCCTATTGTAGCGCCTCCTGCGGAAGGTGGTTTGACCACGGCGTCCGCGACTTCAGGCTTGCTTAAATAAGTTGGAATAAGGCGGTGGAATCACCGCTTGACACTTTGTAACTCTTGTTGTAGTATAGACAATGTTAGTATACGGTTTGCTTCTGGACAGGCCCGGTTGAGCCTACGACAGAGGCAAAATAATCATCTCTCTGCATTGCCGATTGGCAAAGAAGGTTGCATGGCGTTTCAGGACGAGCTTCGGGACATTCTGGTTGGATTTGTGCCTGAAGACAAGAAGGAAGAGTTCACGGAAAAATCGGCGGGTATCTTCGAGAAGATGGGCACGGTATTCAACGAAAGCGCTGCAAGCATCGCCGCCCAGAAGACCAAGATACGCGAGCTGGAAGCGAAGGCCCAGACAGTCACGTCTGCGGACCCCGAGGAGTTCAGCAAGGTTTTGCGGCAACTTGAGGACCGGGACAAGATTCTGGAGTCCAAGCAGAAAGAACTTGACGAGGTGAACGCGAAGTTTCAAGGCACCTCCAAGCAGAACAAGGAATTCGAGAAGCTGGCGAAGAAGCTCCAGGATCAGGTGGACAAAGAATCCAGAATCCTGAACGAGACGGTGAAAGCCGCCGAACTCCGCAAGGCCATCTCTTCCTTGTCGCTCAAGGACCCGAGCATGTCCGATGAAGTCTTTGGTCTGTTGTCCGGTGACATCAAGATCGATGTGGGTGAGGACGGTACGCGGCGCGTGTATGCGCGCATGAAAGGCGACAGCGGTGTGGAGATGGAGGTTACGCCTCTTGACTACATCAAGAACTGGGCCGATACCAGCGTTCTTGCCAAAAGCATCCTTGCTCCTCCGAGGTCCTCGGGAAGCGGAGCGTCAGGTGCCGGAGGTGCGGGGTCCATAGGGGGCTCCAAATCGACCGAGCAATTATATCAGGAAGCCCTCGCAAGCGGCAGAACAGAATTAGCTATTATGCTGAAAGCGAAGTTGGCTTCCGAAATGAAGGATTAAAGTAATTGGGGGCGCGAAGCCCCTGAGAGCAAAGGTCCTTACGTAAAACAGGTGGAACACCATGGCCATGACCAAGACCGATACCCTGAACTATCGTGGCGAGCTTCTCCAGATCGGCGGAAAGCAGACCCCCTTCCTCAACCTCATCGCGGGCAGGTCCCGGCGCTCCGGTGCCTTCCTGTTTCCCCTTGCCCAGACGTGGACCCTTGCTGCGGCTTCCCAGCCCGCGATCTCGGAAGATGACTCCGTAGGGACCCTGACTCCGACGACCACGGCCCGTTCCGAGGCCACCAACACGGTGCAGATTTTCCAGAACACCGTGCAAGTGTCGCTGAAGAAACAGAGCACCTCCGGCTTCATGAGCGGCATCAACACCAACGACCCCAATCCGGTCGTGGACGAACTGACCTTCCAGAAGAATGTCCAGCTCAAGCAGATGGCTCTCGACATGGAGTACGCTTTCCTGAACGGTGTCTACGCGAATGCGACCACGACCGCCACTGCGGCCAAGACTCGCGGAATCATCACTGGCATCACCACGAACACCGTGGCGGCTGCGGGTGCTGCTCTCACCAAGCCCCTCATCGACAAGCTCTTGCGGACCATGGCCGACAACGGCTCCCCGTTCACCGACCCCGTGATCTTCGTCAACGGCTATCAGAAGCAACAGCTTTCGCATCTGTACGAGTACGTGCCCCAGAGCCGGACGGTTGGTGGTGCAAACATTCAGCTCATCGAGACGGATTTTGCTCAGATGGGCGTGGTTTACGATCCCCAGATTCCTGCGGGAACGCTCCTGATCGCGGACATCTCCGTTCTTTCCCCGGTGTACGTCCCCATCGTGCCTCTCAGCAACGGCGGGATGGAATTCTCCATGGATGGAGCCGAGGTTCTGTGGCAGCCGACTGCGGTTACCGCTGCGGCATACGGAGGCTACATGTACAGTCAGTGCGGAATTGACTACAGCGCCGAGACCTACCACGGCACCCTCACGGGACTCGCTACCGCGTAAAGTGTAATTTAGGGACGAAGATTTTAATCTTCGTCCCTAATCTTTTGTTTCCTCCTACATAAGGCTTCCCATGGGAATAGTCTACTGCGCAACCAACAGAGTAAACGGGAAAATGTACATCGGAAAGAGCAGGGATTCCGCTCTTACCCGACGAAGGCATTGTCATCTAAACAGTGCTCGTCGAAAAGACGGCTTTGTGTTCCATGCCGCCCTTCTGAAGTACGGACCCGAGAACTTTGCGTGGAAGATTTTGGAGCACTCCGACGACAACGAAGTGTTGTGCGATCTTGAGCGGGAGTATATTGATTTGTTTTCAACCGCCATCTCTTGCTGTGGGTACAACCTTACTCACGGAGGGGAGGGAGCCTCTATGGCTACGGAAGAAGCCAGAGAGATAAGTAGGCTTGCGCATATTAAGGCAGCACCTAAAATAAGTGCTACACTTAAACGAAAGTACGCCTCAGGGGAGATAATCTCTCCCAACAAAGGGAAGAAGGTAGTTTACTCCCCCGAGACGAAGGCGCATCTTACAGCAATACGAAAGGGAAAACCTGCCCCAAATAAGGGAATTCCTCACACCACAGAAGCCCTAGCTAACATGTCCCGAGCGCATAGAGGCAGGAAGTGTCCCAAAGCAAAACTTACACCTGTCTCCTGTGTAGTTTGTGATACCGTATTCGAATCCAACGCTACGCATAAGAAATTCTGCCCCGAATGCAAGTCCAAGTACGGATGGAGGAAGCTCAACATCCTGCGGAAAGACGGCTACGCCTACGTCCCACAGCATTTTGATTACCAGACGGTCTTTGTACTCAAGACCGACCCTTCCGTGATCCTTGAGCCCCTGCCTGTGGACACGACGACGAACAGACCTCTCAAGAGCCCCAAGAGCCCCAAGAACCCTGATAAGTCCTTGTACCTTCGGAGGTTCCGCATCAAATGTACCTCTTGCAACAAGCCGTTTATCTGTGGTACAGTGACAAGAGAACTCTGTCCTATTTGTACTGAAGATAAGGAGGCTGTACAGTGAG